CCCCGGACTGGAGGAATCACAATGGAAGTAAAACAGATTGAGAATTTTAAGATACCTAACGCCGTTGCACACGAAATCACACAGGAAGAGCTTCAGCGAGAATTTGACTATTACAGGGCACAGCAGGTGCTTGAAACCATGTTCCTGTTCGGCATGATTTCTGTGGATGAATTCCACAAAATATCGGCTTATAATCGCAAAACTTTCTCCCCATTTCTGGCGGAGATTATGGGCTAAATGACTTGATAGTTCCGCGATAGTACGGGAATATATCACTACCCAAAAAGCGAGGTGAGTTGATGAAAAGGATAACAAAAATCGGGGTAAACGAAACCCTGGGTCAAAAGAAAAAATTAAAAGTTGCTGCCTACTGCCGAGTGTCTACGGCAAGTGATGAGCAGCTTATCAGCCTTGAAGCACAAAAGGCACATTATGAAAGCTACATTCGTTCCAATGACGAATGGGAGTATGTGGGTCTTTACTATGACGAAGGCATCACAGGTACGAAAAAGGATGTCCGTGCAGGGCTTCTTTCCATGATTGCCGATTGTGAGGACGGTAAGATAGAGTTCATCATTACCAAGTCTATCAGCCGATTTGCTCGAAATACAACGGACTGCCTGGAAATGGTGCGAAAGCTGACAGATCTGGGGATTTCCATTTTCTTCGAAAAAGAGAATATCAATACAGGGTCGATGGAAAGCGAACTGATGCTTTCTATATTAAGCAGCCTTGCTGAAAGCGAGTCGGTTTCCATTTCCGAAAACAGCAAATGGTCGGTGCAGAAACGCTTTCAGAACGGCACATTCATTATTTCCTATCCCCCATATGGATATGACAACGATAACGGAACGATGGTCATTGTGCCGGAGCAGGCAGAAGTCGTGAAAGAGATATTTGCTGCCTGTCTTGCGGGCAAAGGCACTCATGCAATTGCCAAGGAACTGAATGCTCGCGGTCTGAAAACCAAAAAGAATGGCAAATGGGGCGCGGGTGCAGTGAAGGCCATTCTTACCAATGAAAAATATACAGGTGATGTGATTTTTCAGAAAACCTACAGTGACAGCAGTTTTAACCGCCATCGAAATTACGGTGAGCGTGACCGTTTCCTTTGCGAAAATCATCATGAGCCGATAATCAGCCATGAGGATTTTGACAGGGTTCGCATGGTGCTTGACCAGAGAGCAATGGAAAAGGGTAACGGCACAGATACCTACCGATATCAGAACAGATATTGTTTTTCCGGCAGAATTAAATGCGGAGAGTGCGGTGATACCTTCAAGCGTAGGCAGCATTACAAGCCAAGCGGAAATTATGTGGCGTGGACTTGTGCAACGCATTTGGAACACAAAGAGCAGTGTTCTATGCTTTACATTTCCGATGAGGGCATAAAACTGGCTTTTCTGACACTGATGAACAAACTGGTCTACGGACATCAAGCAGTGCTGAAACCACTTCTCAGAACTCTGCGTGGTACGGATGATAAGGACAGATTGCTCCGTATTCAAGAGTTGGAACTCCGTATTGAGGGCAATACCGACAGAAAACAGATTCTTACCAATCTGATGGCAACGGGGGTCTTGGAGCCTGCCGTTTTCAACAAGGAAAACAATGCACTTCTGGCGGAGGAACAGCGGCTTCGTGCAGAAAAGGATAAACTGGTGAGTTTCGTTGGCGGAGACAAGGTCAGGATGAAGGAACTGCAAAAGCTGATGGCTTTCACCTCTAAGGGTGAGATGCTGACAGCATTTTCAGATGAAATGTTCCTTGGCTTTGTAGAGAGCATTACGGTGGAAACAAGGGAACTGATTGTATTCCACCTTAACTGTGGATTGAATTTAACGGAAAGGTTGGTGATTTGAATGACGGCACACATTCCATACGGATATCGCATCGTAGACGGAAAAGCGGTTGTGGATGAAGTTCGGGCAGAACAGGTCAGAACTTTTTTCGAAGAATATATTTCCGGCAAGTCGCTGAAAGCTGCGGCGGAAGAAGTAGGTTTGAAGATTTTTCACGGCAGTGCTGGAAGAATGCTCCGAAATACCCACTACCTTGGGGATGACTATTATCCTGCCATTATTGATAAGGAACTGTTCGATAATGCTGAAGAAGAAAGGCTGTCCAGAGCAAATCAGCTTGGCAGGGTCAGAGAATTAAAAGCCAAGGAAACACCTGCCGTTCCCCTGCATTTTACAATGGGAAAGCAGATACAGGAATTTGACAATCCATTCAAACAGGCTGAATACGCCTACAGTTTAATAGAAAGCGAGGTGGAAACGAATGGAGGCAACTAAGAATATTACCGTAATTCCGGCGCGAAGACGTGTCGGCAATACCGTGAATAAAGAAGTAAAGCCAAAGCTAAAAGTCGCAGCGTACTGCCGTGTTAGTACCGACAGCGATGAGCAGGCTACCAGTTATGAGGCACAGGTGGAGCATTACACGGATTTTATTAAAAAGAACCCCGAATGGGAGTTTGCCGGAATTTTCGCTGACGATGGAATATCCGGCACGAACACTAAGAAACGTGAGGAGTTCAATCGCATGATTGACGAGGCTATGGCGGGCAAAATCGACATGATTGTTACCAAGTCCATCAGCCGATTCGCACGAAATACACTGGATTGCCTTAAATATATCAGGCAGCTTAAGGAAAAGAACATCCCCGTTTATTTTGAAAAGGAAAACATCAATACGATGGATGCCAAGGGTGAGGTGCTGCTTACCATCATGGCGAGCCTTGCACAGCAGGAAAGCCAGTCCTTATCCCAGAACGTAAAATTGGGATTCCAGTACCGTTACCAACAGGGGCAGATTACCGTGAACCACAATCGTTTCCTGGGGTACACCAAGGATGAAAAAGGTCAGTTGATTATTGACCCTGATGAGGCAGTTGTGGTCAGACGTATTTACAGAGAGTACCTTGAGGGTGCAAGTCTGCAGCAGATTTGCAGAGGCCTTGAGGCAGACGGGATATTAACGGGTGCCGGAAAGAAGAAATGGCGACCAGAATCAGTTAAGAAGATACTTCAAAACGAAAAATACATCGGTGACGCACTTCTTCAGAAAACCTATACGGTGGATTTTCTTGAGAAAAAGCGTGTTCCGAACAACGGATTGGTTCCGCAGTATTATGTGGAAAACAGCCATGAAGCCATTATCCCCCGCGACCTTTATATGCAGGTACAAGAAGAAATGGTCAGACGTGCCAACCTACACAGCGGGCAGAACAGAAAGAAACGTGTTTACAGTAGCAAGTATGCACTTTCAAGTATCGTGTACTGCTCCAAGTGCGGTGACATTTACCGCAGAATCGCATGGAACAACAGAGGTAAACATTCCATCGTGTGGCGTTGCTGCACCAGGGTGGAACACGGTCCGGGAGCCTGCGCTGCCGATACGATACAGGAATCCGAACTTCAGAACCTTGTGGTAAGAGCCATCAACATGGCACTCTGCAAAAAGGATACCATGAGCGAAAACTTGCAGAAAAATGTCGAGGCGGTGCTTACCGGAGCAGACGGCATTCCGCTTGACGAAATTGACAGCCGTTTGGAACAGCTACAAAAGGAACTCCTAAAGGTAGCCAACGCCAAAGGAAACTACGATAGCATCGCAGATGAGATTTACCACCTTCGAGAAGTAAAGCAGAATGCCTTGGTGGACAATGCCGAGCGTGAAGGCGTGAAACAGCGAATCAGCGAAATGCAGCAGTTCCTTGCAGAGCAGACGCAAAATATCACCGAATATGATGAGCAGTTGGTTCGCAGACTGATTGAGAAAATAACGGTCTACGAAGAAAAGGTTACGGTGGAGTTCAAATCCGGCACAAGCGTGGATGTGAGAAGATAATATTTACTGGAATGCACCTTGCAGCAATGCAGGGTGTTTTTCTGTTGCTTTTTTGTAACATTTCCGGCGAAGGGATTGTATTTTTGTTATTTGCGTGTTATAATAAATTATCTTATTTGTGTTAGAACTAACAAGGTTGCGAATAGGAGTGGCGAATATATGATTAAAAACAATATAGAAGTAGATGTAAAAGTAAAATGCATAGAGAACGGAACTACCCAGGCGCAGCTTGCGGAAACAATCGGAACTACGGGTCAGTATGTTAATCGCATCATCAAAAAGCAGGACGGTGTTGTGAATAAGACCTTCGTGCAGATGCTGGAGGCTTTGGGGTACGATATTGAACTGACTTATGTGAAAAGAAAAAGTGACACCTGTGGTGACACTATTTAGAAACAAAAAAAATACTATAAACAGTTAGACAAATTTGAAGTTTCTGTTGAGATATATGTAGTGTGAATGCGGAGTGTAATGCTCCGCATTTTGATTGGAAAAATATTTGATTAAGTGATAATAACGGGGGAGGGTATTGACAAACA